ATCTCGGCTTCGTCGCAGTCCAGGCACCTGCCATCACCGTTGCTTCCGGGCGGCCAGCGGTGCTGCTGCTTTCCGACCGGCGGGTGCAGGTAGAGCGCGCGGATGATCAGATTCCGGCGCCGCGGGTTGGCCACGTCCTCGGGCTCGGCCTCTTCCCATGGCTCTCTACTGCCGCGTCGCCGGCACTCGTACCTGACCGGCTTCTGGGAGCCATACAGCTGCTCCATGAAAACCTTTGCCCAAGCAGCGGCAACCTCGGCGGGGACTGGCTCGCCGGCGGCGCCAGCGCGGCGCATGGCGCGCACCGTAGAGGCGACGGTCGGCGTCTGCATGCTCAGGCACCCGCGCTGCTGACGCGGAAGGAAGCAGCTAGCACGTCGAACAGCTGGCCCAGCTCGCCGGTCTGCAGAGCAAAGCGCGCGTCCAATTCCGCGCGCCGGCCGTCCTGGTCGGTGTCAGCCAGCTTGTCCAGCGCCCCGTCTAGGAACTTCAGCTTGCGCACGATCAGATCGTCGCCCAGCACGAAGGACAGGTTGTCCTGAAGGACCAAGGCAAGCTTTGTGACCTGCTTGCCGGCGTCCAGGTGACGGCCTATTTCATCGCTCAGCAGCTCCTGTTTCTGCAGGCGCGCGACGCTTCCTCCTTCGACGGGATCACGCAGTTCGGCTTCTTCGCCAAGGGCCAGGTATTCCGGCAGGGGCTCGCCAGCGATCCAGCCAGTCAGTACCGATCGTGTGGCGACTTCCGCGTTCAGTGGCATGGCTGGGAAGGAGCCAAGCAGAGCGCGGATATCGGAGATCACGCTCTCGCCATTGCCGCGGCTGCTGCTATCCACGAACGCCACTCCGCGCTTCAAGTCCAAGAACACGTCGGTGCGCCCAGAAGTGACCAGGGCGCGTGGCATCAGCTCGTGCAGGAGGTCGTCCTTCATGCGCTTACGCTCACGTCCGCCGGGCTTGCGCCCCTCGTTTTGCTCGATTTCCTCGATCTTTACCGCCAACAGGTTGTTGACCGCCGCGGCCGGCAGGATCTTCTTCTCGGTTCCGACCGTGAGCCACAGCCAGTCGCCGATACGGTGGGACAGGACGGTGGTTTCCTCCCGGCCGAACGGGGAAATGAAGCCGCGTGAGGTCACTTCCAGCGGTCCGACCGGCTTCAGCTGCATCTGCGGCAGCAGTGCATCAACTTCGGAGAAATCTGTGGCGCTCGGAAAGCGGAACAGGATCAGATTGCGAAGGAACATGTGATCTCCAAATCAGTTCGTGTCGACGGCGCGGCGGCCGGTTTAAGCGGTGCTATCGATGGGGTGCCGCGCCAGGTCAGTCCTGCAGCGGGCAGTCGCGCCGGCCGCGCGGCCAGAGGGATGGCATGCGCTTCTGCCATCCGGCGTAGTTGACGCGGTGACCTGCCTTGACCGCGCGCTGTTGCATCCCGCCGAACTGCACGCGCAGTCCATGGAAGCGGTCGGGGTGCGCGATCAGTGCTGCCCGGTACCGCTCCAGGCGCTGCTCTGCAGTCGGTCGAACGGTGCTGGCGAACACGGCGTCATGGCCGCCGCCCAGCAGATGCAAACCGTCCATCAGCGCACCAGCCTGTGTGTGCCTGGCGCGATGCGCTCAAGCCGTTCCGCCGCATCGCGCTGAGCCTGGCCGCTGGCTTGGTGGATGCGGTACGGGTGCCGGCGCGGCCTCTTGGCGCGATCCAATGCCGCGCGTTGCTCTTGGGTCAGTGCCGGTGCCGGCAGCTTGATGGCAGGCGCTCTCATTCGATGTGGTCCTCGCTCCTGGCGTGCTGACGCAGCGCGTGGTCGACGGCCTCGCAGTCGTCGCAGACATAGCTGTTGGTCGGGTCGCATTCGCAGCGGTGGGCTGCCGGCGCTATCGGTCGCGCGAGCGGCGGGATGCCGATGCGCATGTGCTCAAAGAAGTCGTGCTCGGTCACGAGTCACCGCCCCGGGCGCGCAGCATTCGGCGCAGGCTCTTGCGCACGTCAGCGATGGCACGGCCCGCGCTGACTCGGCGGTCCAGCACGGCGAAGGCTGCAACGTCTGCGGCAGCTGCCGCCTGATTGGGGGAGAAGCCCATGCTGGTGGCGGCGGTGGCTACGGCCCTCGCTGCCCCAGCCGCGCGTACGGCGAGCGGGTAAGTGACTATGGCGATCATGCGGCACCGCCTTGGCTGATCGTGTAGCCGCGGTTGCGGGTGGCGTTGATGCGGTAGCCGTGCTGGCCCAGCTTCTGGCGTAGGCGGCAGATGGTCACTTCCACCGTGTTCGATTTGCGGGTGTTGGCGCCGTACAGCTGCTCTTCCAGCGAAGCGCGGCTGATGGGAGCTTCGCCCGCATCGATGAGCAGCTGCAGCACCTTGGACTCGGTGGGGCTGAGAGGCAGGCGGGAGCTGCCGACCATTGCGGCACGCGGCTCAGTGCGAAGGCCGGCGATCACGGTGCCACCTCGATGAAAGCCAGGTCGTGCATCACGCACTGCGCCCGGGTCAGTACGGCAGACGTGCTCGGCTTATTTCCGTCTGCGGTCGGAAGGGGGAAAACCGCATTGGCCCGGACGCATGCCGCCGGGGAGACCTGATAGGACCCGCTCAGCACGGCATCGGCCGCGTCGAGGGCCAGCTGCCATCGTGCTGGCTGGAAGTTCTGGGTGAGGGCTTTGGTGATGCCGGGGGCGCAGTCGGGGACACGACTCGCGTCGCGGAAAGCGTTGAGGCTGGTGTTGGCCACCGTGGCACGCAGAGCCCAATCGTCGGCGGCGGCCAGTTCGTACACGGCCAAGGCTGCGCAGATTCGCGGGCTCGTGATCACCAGCGTATCGGGGGCATCCACTGCGGCTTCCGCTGCCGGCGCGTCACCGGGAACGGCCCAGGCCGCAACGGCCACGACGATGAAGCATGCGAGAGCGACAAGGCCAAGGCGGGCTGATCGCAGGTTGCTGGGGGTCAAGGGCATTGCGTTTCTCTCCGAGGTCGGCGGAAGCCGGCTGCGCGACAATAAAAGCACGCTAATACGGAGAATGCAAGCACGCTTATTCAGCGTGCTTCTACGCTACTGCTCACATGGAGCAGGAGGTGTGGGGATGGAATGGCGGAAAGTGGCTGTGCTGGCCGTGGGCGGGTTGATTGGATCGGCGTATGCGCAGTCTGGCTCTATCCCAGAGGTCAAGCGCCAGGCGATTGGGTTGGAATCTCACAACAAGATCCGCAAGGCGGATGCTTCGGAAGCCGGCGTAGAAGCCAGGGCCGCGGGCTTCGAGTTCATGGGAATCACCTTGGGCGGTCCGCTGGTACGGGAGTGCCCGCAAGAACGGTCCTACGGCGGCAACCTGTACGACGTCGCTTCACGTACTTCCGCGTGCTGGGCGACATTCAGCATGCGGCCAGATCCTCGACTTAACGTCCGCAACAACAGAGCCCTCCCCGTCGCGCCACTGGACAACAAGCGGCCTACCGGCACGCAGGCTGTGACTGCAATTGTGGTGAACGGAAGGATTGAAGGGCTGCGGGTGGAAACCGATGGTTTCCGGCATGCCAATGAACTGCTCGAACAGCTTCAGAAAAAGCTGGGCAGGCCCACCTGGCAGGAAACCGGGGAGGTTCTGAGCGGCGTAGGGGCCAAATTCGCAAGCCCGAAAGCTGTGTGGGAGCTGCCGGATGCGTACGTTCAGTTCAACGGCATCACAGGCACTGTCGATGCTGGGCTAATTGTCGTGTACACGCCGGCGCAAAAGGCGCGCGAAATGGCGCGCCAAGCTGAGAACGCCAGTTCCTTCTAGCTTCAGACTTCGTGCGCGCTGCGCAGCAGCGCCAGGCCCAGGATCTTGCCGCCAACGTGGAGCTGATCGGCCTCGTGGGGCGGCACTACCTCGCTGAGGTACTTCCGGTTGGTGCTGATCACGTGCAGGCCGTCCCGCAGCAGCTGCAAGCGCTTCACGTAGGTCAGCCCGTGCAGGTTGATCAGATACAGGCCATCTCCGTCGAAGTAGTCCTTGGCGACGTCCACAAAAACCACGTCGCCATTCTTGATGTCGGGGTACATCGAATCTCCGCGCACGGTTACAAGACGCACGCGATCGCCCTCCGGCACAAAGCCCAACTGCTGCCGAACCTGCCACTCTGCGATGTCGAGCTCCCGGACCACGTCCGGGTAATCCTGATTCATTGCGCCAAAGCCCCCTGAAGCTTCGCCTTCCATTACTCGGAGACGAACATAGCCAGAGGGTGTCTCACTGATTGATATCGCGTCTCCCTGAGACTCGTCCCAGCGCTCAGGTAGCTCACCTGCAATCAACCACTCAACCCGGAAAGGCTTGTAGACACGAGCAAGCTTCACGGCCGTTTCGCCGCTGAGCGACTTCGTCTTGCCATCTTCTAGCTGATAGAGCGCGGAGGCAGTTATGCCCGCGCGTCGCGCGGCGTCTGCAGGCTCGGTAATGCCGCACTCAATTCGTGCGCGCTTCAGGCGGGTGGCGAGGGCAGTAGTCATGTTAGCGAGCTTATTAGTCCGTTAAGTAAGCGTGCTTGCATAGAGAATGAAAGCGTGCTTATATGGGGCCATGAACATGCCCCGGATCACCAAGGAAGAAGCCATTGCCGCCTATGACGGCAATGCTGCCGCGCTTGCGCGCGCGCTCGGCATCACCCCGTCAGCTGTGTATCAGTGGCCTGAAGGTCAGATTGATGACCTCTGGGCGCTGAAATTGCGCTTCGTGCTGATGCCGGCGCATTTCCAAAAGCTCCAGCGTCCACCCCAAGACGATCCCGATGCTGATCGGATCGTCCCAGTAGAGGTGGCTTAAGCAATGAGCGCTCGTACTGGGGATGACTCTCATGTCGTCGTTTCGATGCCCCCAGGTTGGACCTTGGAAGAGGCACCAGAGGGCAACTACACCATTCGCTTAGCTGATGAGCCTGGGCCCGGAGAGCGGGGGCCGAAAATGCATGTCGATATCGCCCACGTCGCCCTGAGTGACGAACGAAAAACTTCCGTTTGTCGGCAGAAAAAAAGTCACAGACGAGCCTGAGTGGAAATGAACCGTGACGTCTACGTCTCGTCCGGTGGTGTTGTTGACGGTGTTCTTTTTGCCGGGCTGGGGTTCCAGCTGAATCTTTTTAACTTGATCGCTTTCCATGGCGCACTCCCTGCGTGCTGTGTTGTTGGCACAACAAGCTTAACGCCGGGAGTGCGCTATCCCAACTCAATTTGTAGGTCGTCCTGTCCATGGCGACCACTTTGCATCGCCTCCCGAGGTGCGTAAATGAAGCCTGATCCTCAGTACCAAGAACCGCGATCCTCGGTGGTGTTCCGCCACACGACTGACGCTGTCCGCAACAGCGGCCACACCGATACGAGCCTGGCCCAGGCAATCGCCGAGCAGTACCAGGCAGACGTGGCCCCCAGTGAGCGCAACGTCCAGTTCCACTCCGGCGATGACGCAGACAGCATCGAACGCGCGCTGAAGGCGAACGCCCAGCTGGTTGGCCGCATCCGCAATGGCACGGTCAAGATGCCGGTGGATTTGGAAGAGTCGTGGGTGCGCGCGCTGCCGCCGCAGTGGCGCGACGCCTGCTCCCGCGAGTTGGCTCAACGCTATGGCTTCCTCGGCGCGCGGATCCCGATGATGGAACCGCATGCTGGCGTGTTGGCTGTGGCCCGTCTGTCGGTCGAGTTTGGCCACACGTTGGAGGCGCTGACCAACATCCTGGCAGACGGCCGCATCTGCCCCAAGGACATCCCGGAACTGCGCCGCGCGCTGGACGAGATGGGACAGTTGGAAGCCGAGCTGGTGACCGCAAAGCGCTACGTCACCGGCCACCTGCAGGATCTGGCACCGCGCGCGGTCAGTGGTGGGCACCGATGACTTCGGCAGTCATGGTGAGCTGGGCGATCACCGTGGTCGGTGAGTTCGATGCCGTCGGCCGCCGTATTCCGGACAACGTGGTGCAGCTGCTGCCCATGGTGGAAGTAGTGCTGTGGGTTAAAGAGCAGCCGCAGCCATTGCAGGTGGATGCGCTCCAGGCGCAGTTCGGCCTCTCTCGCGCCACGGCGTACCGATGGCTGACCGCGCTGCAGGACGTGCACGATCCTGCTGCTGCACGGGAAAAGCTGCCAGACGACCGTGCGCCCTTCGCAGGCCGCCCAAAGGAGGCGCAATTGCTGCGCGGCGCGGGGGATCCGGTGTGATCTATTTCGAGATGTACCCCGGCGACTACCTCAAGGACACAACGCGGCTGTCCCTGACCGATCACGGTGTCTACTTCAAACTGATGCTCGCCTACTACTCGGAAGAGCAGGCGCTGCCGGAAAGCTTGGCGGAGCTGTACGTCATCGCCGGTGCCATCACTTCGGGCGACAAGGCCGCAGTGAAGAAGGTGGCCGAGCGTTATTTCCCGGTGGCCGAGGATGGCCTGCGCCACAGCAAGCGCTGCGACGAACAGATCGCCACCGCTCAGGTCCGCATCGCGGAAGGCCAGGGGCGCCGGGAGGACAGGAAGAACAGCGAGGCCGAGCGTCAGGCACGCACCCGTGCCAGACGCACGATGCTGTTCGAAGACCTCCGCAATGTGGGCGTCGTGCCGGACGGTATGGCCACCATGGCGCAGCTGAAGGCGCTTCACGTCACGCATGTGACTGGCGACGAGCGCGTGACTTCCGACCGCATGTCACGCGTTACAAGTCACGCCGCGTCACGCGTGACAGAGGGTGTGATCACAGGCGTGAACACGGGTAACCAGACCCCAGACCCCATATCTACTACTCCAGATACATCACTGCACACTCAGAGATCTCTGAGCGGTGTGACCGATGCAGGGCGTGCGTGCCTGCTGATGCGCCAGGCCGGTTGCCACTCGACCAACCCCAGTCATCCCGACCTTCTCGCCGCCCTGGCCGAAGGTGTGACCCCGGAGGAATTGGGTGACACCGCAGCCGAGGGACTGAGCCGCTCCCCGCCTGTCGCCAAGCCCTTCCCCTGGGCAATCCAGACCGCTCGAAGCCGAAAAGCCGCCGGCGCAACGCCGACGAACACCACCACCACTACCGGAGGCCCCAATGCAAACTCTCAGCTCGGTTCTGCCGACCACGTCGCAGAGCAGCGGCGCAAATTCGAACAGCGCTCAGCAGCTGGCGGCTTTGGCGGACCAGGCAGCGACGTCATCGACGCCGACTTCGAACTCGTCCAGCACTGACCCGGATCAGCGCGCGGTGAGTGCCCTGTGGACGGTATGGGAGCGCATGGCTGGCATGTTCCCCGGGAAGTGGGTGCGCGAGAATGGCTCATCCCCGGTGAACAACGCCGGTGGCCTGACCACCGCAGGAGAACTGTGGTTCCAGGTGCTGACAGGCATCACCCCGCGTCAGGTAGCAGACGGCCTGGCCAACTGCCTGCGCAGCGCCCTGCAGTGGCCGCCGAATCCCGGGCAGTTCCGTGCGATGTGCCTCGGCGTCCCGGCCCTTGCCGAAGTTGATGGCCAGATGCGGCCCGGCCAGGCCCACAGCGGATTCACCGTGCTGGTGCGGTCGAAAATGGACCTGCACGCCTACGCCACAGCCGAGAGCGGCGCGGTGCAGCAACGCATGCTGGCCAACGGCTACGAGCGGGCGGTGAAGCACGTCATGGACGGCGGCGCCGTACCCGCGCCGGTGGCCGCGCTGCCCGCGCCGAGGCCCGAGCCGCAGGTGGTGCGCGATCGCGACGCGGCGCGCAGCGCCATGGCACAGGCCGCCGCTGCGCTGGGATTTGGAGACATGCATGGAGCCGACTGACATCCGCGCCTACCAGCGGCAGCTGGTGCTGTTCTGCCTGGGCATCCATGGCGACAGCACCGCAGCTGAGGCACTGGAACTGATGGGCAACGCGGCACTGGAGGCAGGCGCGCCGCGAGAGGCCATGCTCCTCACCACCGCTGCCGCGGCCGGGCTGTTGCGTGAGCTGGACCGCGAGGGGCTTGTTCGTCGTTGCGAGAACCGCGCCAGTGGCCGCGATGGTCGGCCTGTGGCCACCTGGGCAGTTACCGATACAGGCCGCGTGGACAACATGCCGCTTCCGCCCTCGGGCCAGCAGCAGCTGGCCATGCCGCAGCTGGCACTGGCACCGACGCATCGCACTCGCGGTGGACTGACCATGCAGCAGCTGGTGGGCCTGCTCAACGTCGAGTTCGACTGCATGCTCGAGCAGATGGACCGTGAGCACCAAGCCACACAACAGCGTGCGCGCCACGAATTCGAGGCATTCCGACAGCGCGCGATGCGCGTATGGGCTGCTTCAGAGGCGTCCGCCTGATGGCTCCGAAGACGAAGGGGCGCCGCTCGCTGCGCTACGCCACCACTCAGGAGATGCCAGAGGGCATGCGGCGGCTGGTCGAAGCCAGCACAGCGGTGGCACCGCAACCCTCCGCGGCGCGTGCCTACCGGCCCCCGGCCGCCGCGCAGCCATCCGCCAGCGGCAACGCCGCCGGCAAGGTCGCGCGCGGCAGGCCGCGCCACGTGCCGGGCGAGATGAACAAGACCGAAGAGGCCTACGCCGCACACCTGACGCTGCAGCTGGCCGCTGGCGCGATCGCGTGGTTCCGCTTCGAGTCCGTGAAGCTGAAATTGGCCGAGAAGACGCACCTGACCATCGACTTCTTCGTGATGACGGCCGCCGGAGATCTGGAGGCACATGAGGTGAAGGGTTTCTGGGAGGAAGACGCACGCGTGAAGGTGAAGGTGGCCGCCGCTATGTACCCGTTCCGATTCCTGGCAGTCCAGCGCGCCCCCGGCGGCGGCTGGAAAACGGAGGTGTTCTCTTGAACGCGATGATGATTGGCGGCGCAAGCGTGCGCCGCGACGACGTGGGCAGGTTCTGCCTTAATGATCTGCACCAGGCCGCCGGCGGCGCCAAGCGGCATCAGCCCAGCGACTGGCAGCGCCTGAAGCAGACCGAGGAACTAGTGGCCGAGCTGGTCAATTCCGGGGATTCCCGGGTTTACCCGGTGCACTCAGTGGCCGGCCGCTACGGTGGCAGCTACGTGGTGCGCGAGCTGGTCTACGCCTACGCCATGTGGATCAGCCCCAGCTTCAGCCTGCGGGTGATCCGTGCGTACGACGCGCTGGTGGCAGGCGCGCCCGCACCTGACCCAATGCAAGCGCTGACCGATCCGGCGACGCTGCGCGCGCTGCTGCTGTCCTACAGCGAGAAGGCCGAGATCCTCGAAGCGCGCGTGCAATACCAGGAGCCGCAGGTGCGCGCGCTGCTGCGGCTGAGCCAAGCCGATGGCGCCTTCAACATCAGCACCGCGGCCAAGATGCTGCAGGTGCAGCCGCGCCAGCTGTTCGCTTGGCTGGCCGAGCATGGCTGGATCTACCGCCGCGCCTGCAGCAAGAACTGGCTGGCCTACCAAACCCGTCTGCAGCAGGGCGTGCTGACGCACAAGGCCAGCGTGCAGCGGAGGGAAGGAGAGCCTGATCGCGTGCACGAGCAGGTGCTGGTGACCGCAAAGGGTTTGTCGCGGCTGGCCGAGAGCATCGACCGGGACCAGATGACCTGGGCGCAGGCCGACGCGGCGACCGGGCTACAGCTGGCTGCGGAGGTGGCCTGATGGAAAACCCATTGGTGAATCAGGCTCGTTGGCTGGCGGAAGAGGCACATGCCACCCAAACCGACAAGGCCGGCCGGCCCTACATCGAGCATGTGGCTCGGGTCGCAGCGGCGGTCGCCGGCGATGACGCCGCCGAAATGGTGGCATGGCTCCACGACGTATTGGAGGATCAGCCGGCCTTCGCGACCAGCGTCATCCTGTTCCCGCAGGACGTGGTGGAGGCTGTGTTCGATCTGACACGCGGCGTGAACAAGAGCGAGGCGTTCTACTACTGGAACATTCGGCAGAACCCCCTGTCGCTCAAGGTGAAGCTGGCGGATATCGCCGACAACAGCGACGAATCGCGACTGGTCGTGCTGGATCCGGAGACGGCGGCTCGCCTACGGGCGAAGTACGCCAAGGCGCGCGCTGCGCTGGGGGTGAAGTGATGGGCGGTCCGATCAACACGCAGCGGGAGGTGGCACCGATGAAGCCGGGCACCGCCATGGAAGAACAGCTGCAGCTCAAAGGCATTGGCCGGCTGCTGGCTGGGTTCGGGTATCGCTACGGGTCGGAGGTCCAGCAGTTCCTTCAACAGCAGGGCGCAGCCCTGGAATCAACCAACGTTTCAACCATGGAGGCCTCCCGATGATTCCAAAATTCCTCAGCCTGGACGAGGCAACCCACCACCTGTATCTGGAAGGAAAGGAGGGCCCCATCAGGTGCCAGGTCGACGGCAGCCTGTGGGAGGTCTGGCAGGATGGCCGGTCCCGCTGGGTCAGCAACTGCGAGGCGGCCTGATGTCGGCAGTGGTGGCGCCCGCGGTGGCCCTGACGCCTTGCGGCAACTGCGGCAGCGAGGAAGTGCGCATACGCGCGCGGGGCAGTGCCGGCAGCCGGCGTACCGCGCAGGTGGTCTGCGCGCGCTGCAGCGCCCATGGTGAGCCTTGCTTCGGGGCCGATGCAGAAGATCAGGCTGCCCGGGCATGGACGCACAAGCCCCACGCGCTGGCAGCGCCGCCGGCGGCCCGAGTGGTGCGCGGCCGAATGCCGGTGTCGGAACCCGCCCTGCAGCGAGATCCGCTCGAGCTGATCGCCCGCATGTTGGTCAGTGGTAGCTTCCGCGAGCCCTCGGATGGCAGGTCAACGATGCCACCGCTGACGGCCGCCGACATCGCCGGTGCCGTCGGCATGATGCGTGATTCAGTGGCCAAGCAGGCGGTGCTGGCGGTGGCGCTGCGCGGGCAGGGCGTGTCTCTGTCGTCGCTGGGGCGCTCTTTGGCCAGGCGGGTGATGCGGCAGATTCAGTGGCAGCGACGCGCCGGCGCCAAGGCTGCGCTTCGCATGGATAGCCCAGCCGACCGATGGCGCATGAGGCTGGTGCTACAGGACGCGGTGAACGACCTGGTGTGGCCGGAAGGGAAGGTCGCTGCACAGGATGCGGCCAAGGCTGCGAAGATGCGAAAGGGCGAGTACCTGCGCGTGTATGGGATCGCTGCCGCAACGCTTCGCCAAGCGCTGGAAGATGGGCGAAAGGAGTTCAGCGGCAGGGTGTTCAACTGAGTGTGGTGGTAGGTTATCAACACCACCAATACTTACTGATGCCGCCCCGTGACGCTTCGAAGCAGAGACATAGGGCGGCGGCAAGTTGAGTGGATCATTTGATAGGCCAATCTAGCCGATTCCCCTTTCGGCCAGAGGCGGAAATCCAAAAGCTTGGAGGCAGGTGTAGGGGGTTGAGCCGGGCGTAGAAACTATGCAATCAAGGCCTTTACCAAATCTCTCCAGCCCCCGCTTCTGAGTGCATTCGCAGCATGCAACTCTCTGACCACGTCCTGCAGGACCTCAGGCTGGTGAGCCAAGCCATGTAGGGCATTGGAAAGAGTAGGGGTTCGATTGGCAGACTGAACCGGCCCAGCCAGAACCTTATGGTGGATCAACCTCTGCTCTACTAAGGTCTGCGCTTCAGCAGAAGAAAGCAGTATGTCTTCGGGGGCACCAGGCCAGAGCCAAAGGTTGGCCTTCGCAAGTATCGGCCGAGCTGCGCGAATGACGCTCCGCGAAAAAAGTTGCTTGAGCGTAGCAATCTCAGTTCCACTGAGTACGCCACTTCGCGCGAGATGCTTTCCTAGTATTGAGTCATCAAAACTAGGTTCAAACGGCGTTGCGGTTCGCGCAACCTCATTCTGCAGACCGGCAATGAGCTTCTGAGCCTTTGTCTGCTTTTGGGTTGTTGCCTGGACGTGCCCAGCAATAGTTGCTAACGCATCAGTAATGGCTTGCGCCTGCGCAGGAGAGAGGTACTTCTTCATCAACGGCTTCCTGGTGTCCTCCGTTGCATCCCAGTCAAACACGCCTATCCACGTCGCACCTAGTTCTTCCAGCAGCAGACAAAGCTCCGAAACCTGCTCTTTTCCTCCTGCAGGAACGACCAACAAATCATGATGGTCTGGTGATCGCCCCGAATGAAGCTCTACCAATTCCCGGATCAGCGTCACATCCGTTGGCCCTTCAACAACAACAATCCGCTTCGATAGTAGTGACTCAGCTGGCCGCAGACCGAACTTGCCCATGGCGAGCCGAAGTTCTCGATCACCTCGCTTGATTTGGATCGATCGCGCGACTGTGTGCCTAGACGAGTCAGCTTTGAGAGGCAACCAGTCTGTGGTCAAGAACTGATTCATCAGGTAAGGGGAATGCGTCGTGATGAAGGCTTGCGATTCCTGAGATAGACATTTTTTCAGCTCATCAGCAATCGCCATCAGCGACGTGGGGTGGAGATGGTTATCAGGCTCTTCAAAGAGATAGAGAACAAACTTCCCTATAGTTGTCCCCAATTGCCTATAGAGGCTCAGAATCACGGAGCTCTGGTGCCCAGTGCCAAGCTTCTCAAGACTGAACTCCCGGCCGTCGACCTTGACGTTGATCGTAGCCATCGGCAAGATCGATTCCATTCCAATCGCATCAGCATCCACTGAGAGCGCATCAACACGTAACAAATTTCTGGCTGTGGCTTGCGAGCCGGAAAGAACCTGGCGACCGCTCTGAGTAACTTGTTCTCGGACCCGCTGACTTAGCTGGACGAACGAATTTGTGCCGCGAAGCTTCCGTATGTTGGCGGCCAGTGTGGCCCGGAATGGGTCTAGCCCTCCGGCTGCGAGATCCCGGATTGGCGGGACGTGCACAATTACGACTTCATCAAGAAGCAATTTGCGCCTCGCAACGTCGGCTAGTTGCCCGTTAATGTGACACGTCACCGTGCCATTTCTCTTAACCTTCATCCGATAGGTGAACGGCGTGCCGTTCGGGATCGCAAGCGCGGCGGCAATTCCTGCCGTAGGTTGATCAAAAGAGATCGTGACCGAGATAGTCGCGTTTGGGCCAGCGGTGGAAGTACAAAAGTTTGAGGCCATCCTGTCCGCGCTGAAGGACGGCAGGAATGCAAACTTCAGCGCCCGTAAAATATTTGACTTGCCACAGCTATTCGGCCCGCAAATGATTGCGGACTGTGACGGATCCCCTTCAAAGCTGTATATCGACCTGAAATTTGAGATCTCTAGCTTAGTTATGTGCATTCCATGCCCCGCGTAAAGGTGAATTTGATTTAGTGGCAGATACTAGTTCATGGCGGCACCGAGGGCATAACCGAGGGCATAGGTCAGGGTCCGTTGTGTTGAGCCTGACCCCATCACCGGCCCGGTACTCTTCCGCCAACAGGATTCGTCGTGGTAAAGCTCTGCCTCTGCGAATTCTACTAAGGTGCCCGTCCCGACTTGGCGTCAGGCAGCGCTCCAACGCTTGTAGTGTGCTTTGAGGCGATTTCCGCTGCCACCGGACGACACCCTGAGACGCTCACCCGATTGCTCCTCGGGTCGCTGGGACAGCTTGGGTTCGCGATTCTTGGAGCGTCCGTCATCGGCCACAAGCAGTCGTTGGAGTGCCGAGATCTAAGATGATTGCCGTTAAGCAACATTACCGCATTCGCCGCGAAACTTACCGCATTCGTCCGACTGCGGTAAGGAACCTTACCGCAGTTGCAGCGGGAACCAGACTTAGGCCACAGTAGCTACCGTGGGCGAGGTTTCAACCAACCCGCACTCAACGGCCGCAGGCCTGGACTCGGGAGGTCCAGTGACCTGCGGTTCGTCGTTTCTGGGTTGCGAAGCCCAACCATCAAACAGAGCGACGCCCCGATGCCTGCCAGCACCGGGGCGCCGCCGCAGTACACGCGTTTCAGCCGCGTGCCATTGGCCTAAGCCCTGCCGCTCTCCGGAGAGCGCGAGCAGTTTGCTTAACGAATGTCGCAATAGCTGAGACATGAACACTAAGACCCTATTCCCTTGGCCTGGCGGTAAAACACGCCTGGTGAAACACCTGCTGCCCCTCATCAACCAGCGCGACCACACCTGCTACGTTGAAGCCTTCGCCGGCAGTGCTGCGATGCTGTTCGAACGCTCGCCGGCGAAGATTGAGGTGCTCAATGACACCCATGGCGAACTGGTACGGCTGTACCGCGTTGTGGCCAACCACCTGGATGAGTTCGTTCGCCACTTCCGCTGGTCCCTGACCAGTCGCGAGATGTATCGGTGGGCGCACTTGCAGAACGTCGACACGCTGACAGACATTCAGCGCGCGGCTCGCTTCTTCTACCTGCAGAAGCTGAGCTTCGGCGGTAAGGTGGAAGGTCAGACACTCGGGGTGGGCCCGACTGGCGCGAAGCGCATCAACCTGCTCCGTCTGGAACAGGATCTGAGCGATGCCCATATGCGACTGCATGGCGTGGTGATCGAGCAGTTGCCCTGGCAGCGCTGCATTGAAAAGTACGACCGGCCCGAGACGCTGTTTTTCCTCGATCCTCCCTACTGGCAGACAACCGGCTACGGCCAAGGCTTTCCGTTGGGAGAGTACGAGCAGCTGGCCGAGGCGATGAGTGCGTTGAAGGGTAGGGCGATCCTGACCATCAACGACCACCCGGCCATGTGTGCGCTGTTTGATCGATTCCACCGCCTGAGCGTTCCGATCAGATACACGGTCGGCGGCGGGGCTGGGGTTGCACGCACCGAACTTATCTACACAACCTGACCGGGCTGCTGCCCGGCACACCTTTGCCCGCCTCCAGACCGGATCAACCCTCGCGCCAAGCCGGCAGCGGGGCGGGCACCTATTGACCAATCGGGGAGGGCGTCATGCCGAACCGTATCAACCATGGAACCGACATGCGGGGAGAAATCATTGACGCGGTGGGGACCGCAGCCCTGAAGGTGACTCCGCCGGTAACGGTGGCTACGGCCGTCGCATCAGGCCTGACTTTGGACAAGGCAGTGCTGGTGCTGACCGCAATCTACCTGGTGGGTCAGATTGGCTACCTGGCCTGGAAGTGGGTCAGGGAATGGCGCCAGGCGCGAAGTGGCGGGGTGATCGGATGAAAGCCAAAATAATTGGCGGCAGCGCGGCCGCAGTTATTGCCTTGACCGCCACCGCCCTCGTCAAACCGTGGGAGGGCTACTCGCCCGAGCCCTACGTGGACATGGTCGGTGTGGCCACCTACTGCTACGGGGACACTGGCCGTCCGGCCAAAGCCCGCTACACCGAGCAGGAGTGCGCCGAGAAGCTCAACAGTCGTCTCGGGCAGTACATGGCCGGCATTACTGCCTGTATCGACATGCCGCTACGCCAGAATGAGTGGGCGGCGGTCCTGAGTTGGACCTACAACGTTGGTGTTGGGGCCGCTTGCCGCTCGACGCTGGTACGCAAGATCAACGCTGGCCACCCTGCCAAATCGTGGTGCCCCGAGCTTGATCGATGGGTCTTCGCTGGCGGCAAGCGGGTGCAAGGCTTGGTTAACCGTCGCGCCGATGAGCGCCGTATGTGTGAGGGCTAGTGATGAACCGGACCGCAGCCGCCATCGTCGCCTTCATCGTCTGGACCTCACTCATCGCCGGGGGCGGGTTCGCTGCTGGCTGGTCGTGGAAGGGCGATCGCGCCGAGGGCAAAGAAGCCAATCAGCGTGCTGCTGGCGCCGAGGCATTCGCCACGCAGGTGAATGATGCCCGGCAGGTTGAGCACACCCAAGGCCACCGCATGGCCACCATCGGAGCTAAGCATGAAGAAGACCGCGCTGCGGCCCAGGCCGTCCCTGCTGCTGTTGTTGCTGGGGTGCGTGATGGCAGTCTCCAGCTGCGCGACGACCTCGCCACCTGCGAGACCAGCCGTCTGTCCCAGGCCGTCGCCGGCGCCGTCGAACGTGATGCGCGAGCCGAACTACGTCCAGAGGTTGCAGGGGCTGCTCTTCAAATCGTCACCGACGCCCAAGACCACGTCGTCGCCTGCCAAGCCGTCATCGCCGCAGACCGTGCCGAGATGATCCAGTGAGTGCTCTGGTCAAGTTCGAGAATGGACACGTGTCCTTCAAGTGCCCGGGGTGCAGGCTGTACCACACGCTCCCGGTGCAGGGTGCCGGCACGACGTGGCAGTTCAACGGCGACGTGGAGAGTCCGACCGTATCGCCGTCCATCTTGGCCCGTGGTGGTTGCTGCTACGAACCCGACTGGCACGAGCAGGAAAGGCGTCGCCATCCTGAGCCGGAGCACTGCGACAAGCACCACCCCGACGAAGACGGCATCAGCATGTGCCACGTGTGCCACTCATTCGTACGGGACGGGCAAATCGAGTTCTTGAGCGACTGCACCCACGCGTTGGCGGGGATAGCGGTGCCGCTGATCCCGGCCGAGCACTAATGTTTCACGAATTGGTTTCACGAAGGTGAGTGTTAAGGCGAAACTGAACGCATATGCTGAATATCCACAAGATATCCACAGAAAGCTGAATAGGGCGGGGCCCCCGGGGTTATCCACAGCCACCGGGGGGAATTCGGACCCCGGTAAAAGACAGTATTTCGGCCTCTAGGGTGCTCCACCACAGGCCACCTTTTTGGTGGATTTTCCCGGGAGAAACCGCATTTTCACGCCTGAATAGGCTGTGCATCGGGTAGGACATGGCTGACATCCACGAATTCACCAAGGGCTGGTCCGTGGCCCGGCTGGCTGATGAGTTCGGAATAGACCGCCGCACAGCCAGCAAGCGCCTGAAGGAGGCCGGCGTTCCGCCGCTGACTAAGAGGGCGGGGCACGACGTATACCGCCTAGCCGATGCAGCCCCCGCGCTGGTGAATCCTGGCGCTGCTGCGTTCGGCGCTGAAGGTGTGGTGGATCCGCGCGACCTGCCGCCAATGGAGCGGCGCGCCTTCTACCAGTCGGAGAACGAGCGCTTAAAGGTCGAATCGACCATCGGGCAGCTGGTGCCGGCCGCAGAGGTCGAGGCTGATTACGCCGAGCTGGTGAAGAAGATCGTGCAGTTCTTCGACACCCTCCCTGATGTGCTCGAGCGAAAGGCAGGGCTCACACCAGAGCAGGTGGTCAAGGTCCAGGACGAGTGCGATCGCGTCCGCCAATCCATGTACGAGGGCATCACCGATGACGACGTACGCGACAGCGCGTAGCGTGCGCCAAGGCGTTGCCGAGATGATCCGGCCGCCTCGCCGCATCAGGGTGAGCGAGGGCGCGCGGGTTCTACAGGTGGCCAACGCCGCCGGCGCAGCCGGTTCCTGGGATCCGGACACCTCGCCCTATATGGTTGAGCCGCTGGACACCACCGGCAGCCGACACTACGAGGCGGTGGTGTTCGTCGGGCCGGCGCGTTCGGGCAAGACGATATCGCTCATTGATGCGCGCTTGGCGTACCTGATCACATGCAACCCGGCCGACGCCATGGTTGTGCAGATGTCCAAGGATGCAGCCGAGGACTACAGCAAGACACGTATCGCTCGCAGCATCGCCGCCAGCCCGGAACTGCGATCCCGGCTGAGCCCGCGTGCCCACGACGACAACATCCTGCTGAAGTTCTTCCGGTCAGGCATGTCGCTGCGTATGGGCTGGCCATCTGTGTCGGTGCTGTCGGGCAAGGACATCCACGACGTCCTGATGACGGACGTTGACAACTACACCGGTGACCTGACGATCGACGAATGCTTCGGCCTGGGCCTGAAGCGCACGCAGACCTATATGTCGGCCGGCATGGTGGTGGCCGAGTCGAGCCCTGCAACGGACTACGCCGATGGCGCTTGGAAGCCGCTGCATCCACACCAGGGGCCACCGGCCGCCGGTATCGCCGCGTTGTATGCGCGTGGCGACCGGCGCCGCTGGTACTGGCCCTGCCCGGAGTGTGGGGAGCGGTTTCAAGCGGCGCCAGGATACGACGGGTTCGCGTTGCCACCGATGGAGGAGCTGCTCGAGCGTGTTGTGCTGGATGACGTGCAGAAGATGGCGCGGCACTACTCGCTGCTCCACTGCCCGCATTGTGGCGTGGGCATGCAGCACAGGTGGAAGGACGGGATGAATCGTGCCGGTGTCTGGGCTGCAGAAGGTCAGCTCGTGCACGCCGATGGCACTGTCACCGGTGAACGGCCGGAGGCACGCATCGCCAGCTACTGGCTGGGCGGTGTTGCTGCGGCATACCAGTCGTGGGAATCGCTGATCGAGCGCTACCTCCAGGCGTTGCGGACGTTTGCCACTACCGGTGAAGAGCGGCCCCTGAAGACCACGCACAACGTGGACGGTGCCATCAACTACGTGCCGATGGCTGCACGGTCGGCCAGCGATCCGAACGAGATGCAGGAGCGTGCCGAGGTCTGGCCTGCTGGCGCTGTACCCGCCGGCGTGCGCTTCCTGTTGGGTGAGGTCGATGTCCAGGCCAATCGCTTCGTTGTGTTGATGCTGGGCTTCGGCATCGGCGCATCAGGGCAGCTGGAGCGATGGGTGGTGGATTACTTCACCCTGCGCACATCCAAGCGTGAAGACGGCTCCGGCGGCTTTCTGCCGCTGGACCCACCGAAGTACTTGGAAGACTGGGAGCGGCTGGTCGAGAAGGTCATCAGCCGCCGTTACATGCTGGACGATGCCACCGGCCGCAGCATGCCGGTCCACGCGGTGGGCATCGACTGGGGTGGCAAGGCGGGCACCTCGGTGCGTGCGCTGGAGTTCTGGCGTTCGCTCAAGGCCCGGAAGCTGCACGCCAGGGTCAGACTGATCAAGGGCGATGCGCGCCGCGAGGCAGGGCTGTTTCGCGAGACCTTCCCCGACAGCAGCAAGCGCCGGGACCGCAAATCAGGGTCGAAGGGCGATGTGCCGCAGCTGCTGCTCAACGCGGACAGGCTGAAGGACACCGTAGACGCCAACGTGAAGCGGGCGGAGCCCGGTCCGGGCTACTACCACTTCCCTGACTGGTTGCCAGAAGCGTTCTACGCCGAGCTGACGGCGGAATCGCGGACGGCGAAGGGCTGGGAGAACTTGGCGAAGCGACGCAATGAGGCGTTCGACCTGTGTCGCTATGCCGAGGGCATGGCGCTGTGGCTGAAGGTTCCGGCCATCAACTGGACCGCGCCGCCGCCATGGGCCGCGCCGTGGGACGACAACCCAGACGTGAGGGCAGACGACGTCGCGCTGGCGCCAATGCCGCGCACCCGCACCCGCCGCGTCATCCGAAGCAAGTATCTGGGGCGCTGAAATGGCATTCAACAACAAGCAAGTCGAGCAACTGGAGGCCGCGATCGCGGCCGGCGTGCTGAGCGTCAGATATGCCGACCGCACCGTGACCTACCAGAGCCTGGTTGAGATGCGTCGCCTGCTGAAGCAGATGCGCGATGAGCTGGGCCAGGCTGCAGGGGCACCACGGCGTCGACGCATCGTCCGCCTCTACCAATCGGGGACCGGAAATGTCTGATACCGCCGAGAGCAGCTACCGCGCCGCCGGCAACGGCCGCCGCCTCCGCACCTTCCGGCCATCCTCGCTGGGGCCCAATGCTGCATTGCTGGGCCTGCCGACGCTGCTCGCCAGGGCGCGGCATCTTGCCCGCAATGACCCGTGGATGGTCAGCGCGCTCAACAAGAGCGTGTCGAACGGCATCGCTACAGGAATCCAGGCCAAGCCGATCTGGGGCACGAAGGAGCACAAGAAGAAGCTCGCCAAGCTGTGGGACCGGTGGAGCAAGTACGCCGATGCCGACGGCGTGCTCGGCTGGGGCGGCCTGCAGGCGCTGGCCTGGCGTGAGTGGAAGGAGGCCGGCGAGGTGTTCGCCCGCATTCGCTACCGGCGGCCCGAAGACGGCCTGCCGGTGCCGCTGCAGGTGCAGCTGATCGAATCGGAGCAATGCCCGCAGTACTACAACGGCGTGGCCAGCAACGGCAACGTGATCCGGCAGGGCATCGAAGTCGATAGCATCGGCCGGCGCGTGGCGTACTGGATGTACCGGGAGCACCCCGGCGACCTCCAGCTGACCGTCAACGGTAACGAGCTGGTGCGCGTGCCGGCGGAGCAGGTGCTGCACCTGTACCGGCCGAACCGTGCAGGAGCAATGCGTGGCGTGCCGAGCTCGGCGCCGGCGCTGCTGCGCATGTTCAACCTGGACCGCCTCGATGATGCGGTGCTGGAACGGCAGGCTCTGGCCAACCTGTTCGCCGGCTTCATCACCACTGATGCCAATTCGGATGGCGAAGAAGGCGATGCGGTGGGTGACCTGATCACCGGTGAGGATGCCGACGGCACCGCGATCGGTGGTCTTGAGCCGGGCACGATGCAGGAGCTGCCCCCCGGTCGAAAGATCACCTTCGCCGAGCCACCGAGCGCTGGTTCGGACTATGCCGAGTTCCTGCGCGGACACCTGCTGGCGATCTGTGCCAGTCAGGACGTGCCCTATGAGGTTCTCACCGGCGACCTGCGCAACGTCTCCGACCGCGCGCTGCGCCTGATCCTTAATGAGTTCCGCCGGGTGATCGAGCAGGACCAGTGGCTCTTCATGATCCCCATGTTCTGCCAGCGGGTGCGTGATGCCTTCATCGACCAGGCGGTGCTGTCGGGTCTGCTGAAGGTGCCGCGGTACGCGGCCCTACGTGAAGACGTGACCGAAACTCTGTGGGTGCCCGAGGGCTGGCCCTGGAGCCACCCGGTGCAGGACGTGACCTCCGAACTCAAGGCGGTGAGAGCGGGCTTCAAGTCGCGCAGCAAGGTGGTGCTGAGCGCTGGCGAGGATCCCGAACAGGTCGACGCCGAGCAGGCGCAGGACAACGAGCGCGCAGACGCCGCCGGCCTTCGCTTTGACAGCGACCCGAGGCGCACAAACGCCTCCGGTGCCCGGCAGGACGATGAACCCGGCGCCCCTGGCGCCAACAACGATGAAGGGAATGACGATGACGAGTAAGCCTGGCCTGTTGGCCCGAATGCTGGGTCGCGGCAGCCGTGCGCCCGTGGTGGCCTCGCTCGCCGCCGCGGTCCTCAATCAGCCCTTGCTGGTGCAGCCGACCATTGGCGAGGCGCTGGTGGGTGGCTATCTGGAAGGTAAGGTCAGCAGCGACGACAGCGTCCTGAAGGCCGATCGCTTCGAAGTGTCTGGGTCCGATGAGCAGCCGGTGGGCGTCGCACAGAACCTGATCGGTGTGATCAACCTGTCCGGTGCGATGGTGAACCGGCCCATGCCAGGAGCAAGCGGCCCGGGGCCGGTGAGCTATGCCGCGGTACGCGACACCTTCGATGAACTGCTGAACGACGATGCGGTTACGTCCATCATCCTGCGGCTGGATACGCCGGGCGGTATGGCATCGGGCTGCTTCGACCTGGTGGACCACATCTTCGAGGCGCGTGGCCGAAAGCCGATGTACGCGTTGGTTGATGACCATGCGTACTCCGCCGGCTTCGCTCTCGCTTCGGCATGCGACGAGATCTGGATCAGCCGTACCGGCGGTGTCGGATCGGTAGGGGTGGTCTGCTATCACCACGACTGGAGCGGTAACAATGCCCAGATCGGACTGAAAGTGACCCCGCTGTTCGCCGGGGCCCGCAAGGTGGACTTCAACCCGAACTTCCCGCTCAGCGAGGAAGCGCATGCAGAGGCGATGGCCGATCTGGAGGACATGCGCACGCTTTTCGTCGATACCGTGGCGCGCAACCTGGGCATGGATGCGGAAACGGTACGTGCCACGGAGGCAGGCTGCTACCGCGGCCAGGCGGCTGTGGCCGTGGGCTTTGCGACCCGGCTTGGCACCTGGCACGACCTGATCGCGTATGTCAGTGCCAGCGAAGCCGCGGCGCCACTGGCGCCCGGTGACCCTGATCAGGATGAAGACCAAGAGGCAACGGCCACGCCGCAGGTGCCCGTCGCCAGCCCCACGCCGCCTGCAGCCGTAGTGGAGAACGCGGCCGCAGCGCTGGCCGCGGCGGTCGCTTGCAGTGACCTACCGGCGGCACTCGCTGTGGCCGTGCTGCGTCGGCCGCCGCAGGCGGGCGAGCCGGCGGCCTGCGCCATCGAATATGCGACCGCAGTCCAGGACGCGTGTGCTGCTGCACTGCGTGGTGATGACACGCTCGCAGCCAGTTTCATCGAGAAGAACACCGACCTCGACACGGTGCGTGCACAGCTGCTGTCGATGAAGGCGGAGGAAGGCCGCAACACTCAGGTCATCACCGCACACCCGGCCTCCATGGCCGACCAACGCGCCACCGACGTCAAGGCGCAGCTGAACCCCAACCACATCTACAAGCAACGAGGTAACTGACGATGGAAATCACCCTGGCCGGCACCCGTACCGGCGAATTCCTGCTGTCCGAAGCAGGCGGCGAGCGCAGCCGCGAACTGATCCGTCTGCCTGCCGGGCAGGGCATGCTGCCGGCGGGCACGCTGCTCAAGGCGGACAACACCGTCGCCGCCAACGGCACGGACGCGGTGAAGGTGCTGTACGGCCCGATCGACACCGGTACCGAATCTGCGGCGCTGGCCGTCAAGGGCGTGGCGATCGCGCGCGACGCCGAAGTGTTCGGCGAAAAGCTGGTGTGGGCCAGCGGTGCCACGCAAGACCAGAAGCTGCTGGCGGCGCTGAGCCTTGCCGAGTCGGGCATCATCACCCGTTGGACCCAACAGCCGATCGCGTCGAACACCGCCGATCATTTGGTCTTCGTCTCGACCCCGCTCACCGGCACCGCCGGAGAAGCGATGGCGCCCATCGTTGCCCACGTCAAGGACATCTTCGGCGCACTGGTCACCGGCAGTACCGTCAGCGCCACCCTCGCCAAAGCTACCGGTACCGGCAATCTGTCCGGCGGCGGCGCGAAGGCTGCGGTGGGCGGCGTCATCACCTGGGATGCCGCGACTCTGAGCGCCGCTGGCGATTACACCCTGAAGGTGACCGCCGCCGACCTGGACGAAGCCACGACCGAAACCATCACCATCGACGCTGCGTAACCCGCAGGCCTGCTCACCAGTCGCAACAAGGCCCCGCTTCGGCGGGGCCTTTTTTGTACCCCTTACCCGAGAGAGAGACAACTATGGATCTGCAAACCCTTCTGGCGCTGGGCGTGCTGGGCTTCGATGCCCTCAACGCCTACATCAACAACCTGCCGCGCATCGTGACCCGTTTGGGTGATATGCGCCTGTTCCAAGAAGAAGGCCTTGTCGGCACCACGATCGTGAAGATCGGCATCGAGAACAACAAACTGGTGCTGGTGCCCAACGTGCCGCGCGGCGCGCCGGGCCAGCCCAAGGGCCTGGACCGCGGCAAGGTGAAGCTGCTGGAAACCACCCACCTTCCGCAGCGCTCCACTGTCATGGCCGATCAGCTGCTGGGTGTATGGGATCCGATCAACGATGCGGAAGGAAACAATGTCGCAGCCGTGGTCAACAGGCTGCAGGCGCTGCACAAGCGTGATCTGGACTACACCATCGAGTACCACCGCCTGGGCGCACTGCAGGGCAAGCTGCTGGACGCCGATGGCTCGACGATCGTGGACTTCTACGACGAGTTCGGCGTGAAGCAGATCACCATCGGCATGGAACTGAACAAACAGGACACGAAGGTCCGCACCAAGGCGGTCTCGATCAAGCGCGCGATCGAGGAAAAGCTCGGCGGGGTGCCGTACACCGGAGTCCACGTGCTGTGCAGCGCTGGCTTCTTCGATTCACTGGTGGACCACCCGGACGTCGAAGAGGCGTACAAGCGCTGGCAGGACGGTGCTGCGCTTCGCACGGATCTGCGCAAGGGTTTCGTCTTCGGCGACGTCGTGTTCGAAGAGCTGCCGGGCAGCACGGGCGGCAAGCTGGCCATCCCCGATGGCGAAGCGATCGCCTTCCCACTGGGTGTGCCCGACATGTTCCTGACCCGCTTCGCTCCGGCGGACTACTTGGAAACCGTGCGCGGCGTCGGTCTGCCGTACTACAGCAAGACCGCCAAGCTGCGGATGGATAAGGGCATCGAGCTGGAAAGCCAGTCCAACCCGCTGAACATCAACACCCGACCGGACGCAGTGATCCGCCTGAAGGCCGGCGCGAAGTAAGTCAGTAGTGCCTGGCCCGCTTCGGCGGGCCGGGTAGGAGGTTGTATGGCCCAGATCAGGATCGGGGTCGACCCCGACAATGCGCTCGGTCGTCAGCTGAGCGACTTGGAGAAGTCGCAGTTGCCGTACGCCGCATCGCAGGCTGCCAACAAGGTGGCCTACGAGATCCGTGAGCGCTGGAAGCGACAGGCGCCGCGGGTGTTCGACCGGCCGACGCCGCTGACTGTCAATGCGGCGATGTACCGCAAGGCAAGCAAGGCGCAGCCGTACGCTGAGATCTTCATTCGGGACGAGGCATTCAAGGGCACCCCGCCGGCCAAGTATCTGCTGGCCGAGGTGGATGGCGGCCAGCGCCGCCGGAAGGGCTTCGAGCGCCTGCTGCAGAGCCGTGGCCTGCTGTCTCCCACGCAGTTTGCAGTGATGGGCCGCGGCGCCCAAGCAAACCAGTTCGGCAATGTGCCGGCCGGCCAGGTGACGAAGATTCTGTCGCAGCTGGGTGCGCAGCGGGACCGGTACCAGAACCAGACCAACGTCAGCCGGAAGCGGCGACGTGGCAAAGGCAACAACCGTGATGGCGAGTACTTCGTGATCACCAAGCGCCGCGGTGTACTGCGCCCTGGCATCTATGAGCGGATCGGGCGCGGATCCGGCGTCCGATCCATCTTCATCTTCACCAACACCGCTGCCTACACGCCGCGCTACGACATCTTCGGCATGGCCGAGGACACCTGGAAGCGGCTGATGCCGTTCTTCCTGAAGCGCGAGCTGGAGAAGGCTATGGAAACCGCGAGGCCCTTGCCTTGAACCAGAGAGCATTCATGCAGGCGTTCGACGCAGCCGCGTTCGGTGCCTTCCGTGCGGCCGGCGTTGCCGATGCTGCCCACTACCACGACCCCAGCACCTCCGCAGGGGTGCCGTGCACGGTGCTGCTGGACGAGGGCGTTGAGCAGTTCACACCGGACGATGTGGCGCCGATCGCGACCACCATCGACCGGGTCACCCTGCAGCTGGCCGAGGTCACGCCGCGCACGGGTGCTGTGGTACGCATCGATGGCACCGGCCGCCGGCTGAAGCTGGTGCAGAAGATCCGTGCCGACGAGTCGACGGCGGTGTGGGAGGTGGCCAGTGTCTGAGCCTATCCCCAGCCCCCGGCGCCAGCTGCTGGTCGCAATGGGCACAACGCTGCAGCTGATCAGCACCAAGAACGGCTACCTGACCGATGCCGGTGTCGGGTGGACGCTGGAACCGACACCGGGCGACCAGGACACCCAGGCAGTGCTGACGGCCGTGATCGAGAAGCAGCAGCGCCCGGAGGCCCCCTCCAAGGCCACCACACACCGTCTGACGACCGTGAGCGTCATCGCCAAGGTGCCAGCCAACACGGAGGGCTACCAACAGGCGCTGGACGACCTGGTGACCGATATCGAGGCGGCCATGGACAGCCGCGAAGTGGCCCGGAACTTCCCCGATGGCATCCAGGTGCCGGTGTACGTCGGCATGGAGCCGCTGATGCCGGAGAAGGCCAGCGCCGGCTGGGTGGGCGCACTGCTCACCTACCAGTCCCACATTCCCAAGAAATAACCCGCCGCACAGCGGCAACCCAACTGGAGAGCCACCATGGCCGAAGATTACAGCTACCTGGGCAGCGGCATCGTCCTGATCCGTCTGTGGAACAGCAAAGACCCTTTCATCGAGGTCGGCAACGTTTCCGCCTACACCGTCGCGCCCCAGACCACCACCCTCGAACTGGCCGACAGCCAGAACCCGGGCGGCGGCACGGCCAACAGCGTTGATCGCGTCACCGGTTACAGCCTCAACTACACCTTCCATGATTTCAACGCCGAGAACTTCGCTCGTGCAACCCGTGGCAAGGTCAGCAACATTGCTGCCGGCACCGTAGCCGACGAACTCGTAGTCGCGACGCCGGAGCGCTTCTCCCCGCTGTCGCGCCTGGCCAGTGAAATCACCTCGGTGAAGCCGGTCACTGGTGCCGATACGTACGCGGAAGGCAAAGACTACCGCTTCGAGCGGGGCATGCTGTTCATCCCGGCTGGCTCGGCCATCTTGGCGCCGACGACTACGGGCACGCCCAACGTCAAGGTCACCTACAAGAACGCGGAATTGGGGCACGTCGAGGCCGCCGTTACCTCGCAGCAGTACTACGAGATGCAGTTCTACGGCGCCAATGAAGCCCGTGGCGGCAAGCTGGTGCGCATGGTGGCGCACAAGGTGTCCGGCGGCGTCATCGAGAGCATGGGCCTGATCGGCAACGAGTACGGCGCCGGCAGCGTGCCGGGCAAGCTCGTGAAGGACGCTTCCAAGGCCACTGGCTCGGACAAGTCTGCCTACTTCTACTGGCAGCAGGAGAAGTAAATCATGGCGGATCTGGACGTGATCACCCCCCCATCGCGCACGGTTTCCTTTCGTGGCGAGGAAGTGCAGGTAACCCCGCTCCGGCTGCAGCAGATCGGGCCCTTTATCACAGCCAGCCGCACCATCATCGCCCGGGTGGCGATGATGGCCGGCGCGGTCGATACGGCACCGGCCGCAGCCACCGGTGCCATTTTGCTGGACCTGCTTGAGCAAGACAGCGCAGAGCTTGCTGCTGCACTGGCCGTGGCTGTTGGCCGAGACGCGGAATGGATTGCCGGAGGCACCTTGGACGACGTCGCCGACTTGCTCGAGGCAGTTGTCGGGCTCAATCGCGATTTTTTCGCCCATCGCCTGCGGCGGTTACTGCTGCAGGCCAAGCTGCCGGGGGAAGAGAGTACGGACTCGGCGACGTCGTCCAGTTCCTGATCGCCCGCGGCCACCGTTTGCCGGAAGTAATCACATACACCCTGGCGCAGCTGCGCGGCTTCATGGAGGCCGCCGCTCAGGATGACCTCGATCGCGTCGCCCAGTTCGCCGTGGCCACTCGCATGGCGATGGGTGCGGAGCCGGCGGACTGGCAGAAGTACCTGGCCGCATTGAGCGGCAAGGCCCCGGCGCAGCAAAAACAAGGAACCACTCATGGCTGATCCTTCAGCGAATCTGCGCGTCCGTATCAGTGCGGACCTGGCCGACATCAGGCAGGGGCTGGGTGTGCTCACTCGGCAGCTGCGCGAGGTGCGTACCGAGGCGGCCCGGCCGCTGCCGGTAAAGAACAACATCACCGACCTGGGCATCTCCGCCGGCCAGACCGCGCAGGCGATGCGTCAGCTGCCAGCACAGTTCACCGACATCTTCACCAGTTTGCAGGGCGGCATGCCGTTCTTCACGGTGCTGGTGCAGCAGGGTGGCCAAATCAAGGACAGCTTCGGCGGCGTCGAGCCGGCACTGAAGGGCGTGTCGTCCGCGCTGCTGGGCTTGGTCACTCCCTACACCGTGGCCGCCGCTGCCGTTGGCTTGGTGGTGTTCGCCTGGTACGACGCGGAGAAGCAGGCCGAGGCCTACACCAAGGCGCTGGTGCTGTCGCGCAACGAGGCTGCTGCGACGACGCTGACGCTGGTGAACATGGCGCAAAAGACCAGCGATGCGCTGCAGGTGTCTGCGGGGGCCGGCGCGGCGGCGGCGCAGGCCGTTGGATCCAACGGAAAGATCGCCGCGCAGAACCTTCAGGCCGTTGCGAACGCCGCGGTGGCCATGAAGGAGATCACCGGACAGGCGCTGGAAGACACCGTCGCGCTGTATGCGAAGCTGGCAGAAGACCCGGTTAAGAATTCCCAGAAGCTTAACGAGCAGGTCAACTTCATGACCGTGGCGCTCTATGAGCAGGTCAAGGCGCTGCAGGAGCAGGGGCGAAACCAGGATGCGGTGACCGTAATCACTCGCGCAGCCGCAGACGAAACCGTCACGGCGCTGGCAAAGGTTCGCGCCAGCCAAAACCCCGTGATCCGTGGCTTCAAGGACTTGTGGACGGAAGCCACAAAGGCCTGGAATGCGATGCAGGTGAATGCCGGCTTTGGTCCGCAGGCGGACCAAATGCAGAAGATGCTTGCCGACAACCGTCGTGACCTTGCCCGGCTGAATGCACTGGAAGCATCTAAAGATCCCCTGGCCCGCAACCCGATGGTGATTTCGGCACTCGAAAAGGACGTGAAGGAACGGTCCGCCAAGATCAAGGCGCTGGCGACCGACCTCATTAAAGAGCGCAAGGATGCCGAGGTAGAGGCGGCAGAAGATGCGAGCGTTGATTATCTGCAACGTACCGACGCGATTATCGATTCGCAGGCCAGTAAAGAACAAAAGAAAAAAGACGAAATCGCTCGAATCAACGGTGAAGCGGAAAAGGTTCGACGCCAGGCTGAAGCTGCTGGACTGATCGAACAAGTGAAGGTGATCGAGGAACGGCGAGCGGCAGCCGTCGTTGCGATCGAGAAGAAGTACAAGGAGAAGCCGAAAGGCGGAAACGGCTCGGCGACGCGCGCTGCCAGCTTGCAAGGCTACAAGGATGACTTGGTCGCCGAGCAGGCCCAGATCACTGCTGGCACACAACTGCTGCGCGCGCAGTTCTCAGCGCGTGAGATAACTGGGGCTCAGTACTACGCCCGCATGCGTGAGTTGGTGCAGAGGAGCACAGACGTTCAGGCTAAGTCCCTGGAGCAGCAAGTCGCATACCTCCAGAGGCAGGTGGTGGCCGGAAAGGAAGCGATTGGCGTCAACCGCCAGATCGGTGAGCTGGAAGCACGTCTGACAAAGGTTCGAACGGATGGCGCCGGGGCGCTGCAGGTGCTTTCGACCGAAGAAGCTGCGGCGGTGCGGGCTAGAACTAACGTCATCGCCGCGTATGCCAATGCCCTTGATGCGAGCAACCAAGCTTTGGAGCGTCAGCTCTCCACCCAGGCCCAAAGAGTCGGCATGGGAGATCGCGAGTACGAGATTCAGCAGCGCATCAACGATGCGTATGCAGATCAAGCAGACAAGTTGCGTGAGCTCCAGCTTCAGCTCAACGCGGGGCAGGTTGACCAAGAGACGTTCGAGCAAGAGCGGGCGACTCTGGCGGCTAAGACCCTTGATCGTCTGCAGCTGATCAAAGATGGATACGCGGAACTGGAGCGTGCCGAGGGCAACTGGCTTGCCGGCGCCAGTGCGGCGTGGGCCAACTACCAGCAGGAAGCGAGCAACTACGCGCAGCAGATGGGCGACACGGTAACCACCGTCATTGGTGGGGTTGAGGATGCCTGGGTACGGTTCACCACGACCGGAAAGCTGAGCTTCTCGGACCTGACGAAGGCGGTGCTGGCCGACCTGGCCCGGATCCAGATCAAGCAGGCAATCGTGGGAATCGGCAACTGGATCAGCGGCTCCTTCGCGGCGCAGTCCGGCTCCATCAACACCGCCGGCAACGCCGCTGTCACCCAAGGCACCTCTTCCATCAACAACGAACTGTTCCAGCGCCTTCAGCGGAACGGCAAGGCCGACGGCGGCTACACCGGCGACGGCGCCAAGCACGACCCGCGCGGCATCGTGCATGCCGGCGAGGTGGTCTGGTCGCAGGCCGACATCGCGCGCGCGGGTGGTGTCGGGATCGTGGAGGCGATGCGCCTTGGCCTGCGCGGGTATGCGAATGGTGGCGTGGTGGGTGCGCCGCGCGCTGCCGCTGCGGCAATGGCACGCGGGGCCGTCAACGTCTACATCGATGGCGCCAAAGGCGACTCCAGCGGGGTTCAGGCAGAGATGGGCCCGACCGGTGACCTCGATATCAGGGTGTCCCTGCGCGATCTGATCCGTGGCGAGATCCGTGGCGGATCGTTCGACAACGACTTCCGCAGCCGATACGGGCTTGCCTACAGGGGGAACCGAGGTGGTTGATCTCTACATGCCATCGAGCATCCCCGACCCCGAAAACGAGAGCCTGGACTACGCGCCACACGGTGAGGACGTCATGCGATCGACCATGGGGGCGGGGACGAAGACGCGCCCGGTCCGGACCAGCTCTCTCGAAGCGTTCAAGTGCCGGCTCTACTTAGAGCCGGCGCAGCTGAAGACGTTGCTGGACTTCTACAGCATCAGCGCCCGGCGCGTGCTCCCGTTCTACTGGTGGGACTGGCGGTGGTCTGGTCCGGGGCAGAGCCGGGCTATCTACAAGTTCACGGCGCGACCCAGCTACGTCAAATGGCAGGACATGTGGCGGGCGGAACTGAGCCTGCTGATCGTCGCCAGCGTTGAGGGGCAGTTCCTGCTCGACATCCACGACACCAACAACTGGCCGACAACCTAATGCCACGCGTCCTCTCACCGGCAGCCGCCCAATCCATTCTGGCGAAGGACACGGCCGAAACCTGGCTGTGCCTGCTCACCATCACCCATCCGGATCTGCAGACGATCCGGATCGTCAACAACACCGAGCCGGTGGCACGGGGAAGTACCGTCTGGCAGCCGTACCCGTTCGATGCATCGTTCCCCGACGACACGGACGATGCGGCGCCCAACGTCTCCCTGCGCATCGACAACGTCGACCGCGACATCACCAGGCAGATCAAGGCGCTGCAGGGGCCGCGCCCGCAAGTGCGGCTGGAAGCCGTGCTGGCGAGCCAGCCCAGCGTGGTGGAGATGGGGCCGTTCAACTTCTCCGTGCTGCAGGTGGACTTCGACATCATGGAGCTGGGTGTGCAGATCGGCTACCAGGAAGACTTCCTCAACCAGGGCGTGCCCGCACAGACCTACACGCCGTCCAATTCGCCCGGGCTGTTCGTATGAGGAAGTGGATCGGCATCCCGTACAAGGGCGACAAGTTCTGCCGCGAGTTCGCCCGCATGGTGCTGGCCGAGCAGGGCATCCCCATGCCTGATGTGTCGGCACCGGCCGATGCAACTGGCTGGGCCAAGGTCGAGATGCCGGAGCGCTTCGACGTGGTCGTGTTCAACAGCGCGGGCAGGCCGTGGCACGTCGGCGTGTGCATGGGCAGCGGTGACTTCCTGCACGTGGAGCTGGGCCGTACCAGCCGAATCGAGCGGCTCGGCTCCCCCATGTGGGAGGCGCGCATCGCTGGGTTCTATCGATACATGGGGATGAATGATGAATGAGGTTCTGCTGCACCTGCGGGGGCACGAGTTCGACACGCCAGGCGTGGTCTACGCCCAGCCCGGGCAGACGCTGCTGCAGATGCTCAAGGCCGCCGCTGGTGGCGCGGAGATCTCCGCCGACGTTGTGGTGCGAGTGGGTGGCTACCAGGTTCCGCGCGAGGCCTGGGGCCGCTTGCGACCCAAGGCGGGTGTGCGGGTCGATGTGCTGCGGCAGGGCCTTGCCAAGGGCGGCGCGCGGCAGATCCTGGCTGCGGTGGCGATGATCGTTGTCGCGTACTACGCCCCGGGCTGGGGTGCTTCGCTGGCGAAGGGGGCAGGTTGGAGCGCCGCTGCGGGCAATGCGATCGCGTCGGGCATCACACTCGTCGCTTCGCTGGCCGTGAACGCTCTCGTTGCCGTGCCCATGTCCACCGAGGGTGGATCGGAGGCGCAGCGCTCATGGAACGCCCTGACGGGGAGCTCCAATCAGATCAACCCCTATGGCGCCATCCCCCTGATCCTTGGCGAGCACCGGTTCTTCCCGACGCATGCCGCCATTCCCTACACCGATGTTGTCGGCTACGACGCCTACCAGTGCTGCATGTTCGACCTTGGCTTCGGGGCGCTGAGCATCTCCGACCTCCGGATCGGTGACACCCCTGTGCAGAGCTACCAGGACTTCCAGTGGGAGCTGTCGTGGCCGGGTGGTGCAGCCCCGAAGCTGTACACCAACGACGTTGACGAGCAGGCGGTCAACGCGACCATGAATTCGGAGAGCGACCAGGTCCTGCGCACTACCGCGCAAGGGGTGGACGCAATCAGCCTCGACCTGCTGTTCTCCAACGGCCTCAAGGTATTTGGCGACTCTCTCAACAAGGGCTGGCCGATGTGGGTACTGTGGCGGGTGGAGTACCGCCGGGTTGGCACCACCGCCTGGCTGACGCCCCCATCGCCGCGGCTGTCGAAGCTGCTCGGCACCTGGACTGCCGGGGCGAGCGAGTATCCGACCACGCCGCCGGCTCCGGGCCTCTACCTGAGCTGGGATCAAACCCGTGATCCGTTCGCATCAGGTATCGCCTGGGACGTCGACACCGGTCAGTACGAGGTGCGCGTCACCCGCGTGGCCCGCAAGAACCAGACCAATCGGACCTGGGCCGACGGCGCCATCTGGACCTCCTTCCGAAGCATCCGTTATACGTCCCCGAGCACGACGGGAACGTCCAAGCTGAATGTGCGCGTCAAGGGCACCGACCAGCTGTCCGGCACCCTGCAGACCTTTAGTGTGATGGCCAGGTCGATGGTGCCGGTC